CCAGGCGATAATTGGTTAGATGCCATCGTGATATACTCCTAAAAGTTCCGTTATCGGTTGTCTAGGATTATTTATATTTTTGAAACCTTATCTAAACTCCCACATATAGGACTTATCACCGTACTCCGCGATCTCCCATCGCTCTCCCTGAGCATCAATTATATGGTCATCATCTAATCCATCACTGATAAATCCAAACGGTGCCATGTCCTGTTCAATTGCATCTCTTTGGTCCGCATAGATACGAGCACGAACATCATTATCGTGCATTTCTTTGAAGTATTCCTGCATTGCCATCCATGCAAAAATTACCAGGCACATAGCAAGGTCATCATTACATCCTTCTTCCGCTGCGAATGATTGACCCTTGACAATAAATGTAGTTAGTTCTGCGATAGTATCATAATCATTGATGATAAGTTTATCTTCTTCAATAAGTGCCTTGAGGTTAGAACATCCAACTTGCTTGACGGCAGTTGACATCTTGACACCCAGCTGGGTCTTCTTACCAGAGAATCCTTGACCTAATTGTTGACCAGCTCTACCGCGCATTGCTGCCATCAGTAGGTTCTCATATTCCAAATCAAACTGAATAATATCCGCAACCTGACCACCAATATCATTCACTTCACATAGAATGTATGCATTATTATAATTTCTAGCAACATCTACAATAATGTTTGGGAAGATAATTGGTTTGATTTCATTGTTCCTATACTTTGCTACCATTTTATACGGTAGAGTGGTAGTATCCATTACACAAAATGCAGAGTAATCATTTGACAATCCCCTGGCAACATCAACGGTTACGATATAGTTATGCTCTGGAATTACATTCTCATAAATTGAAAGACCTTTGTTTTGTTTAATTGGATCATGATATGGCATGACCCTTAATTTGCTAGGACTAATTAGAGTGTCAACAGATCCAAGGAATTCACACTCAAACTCAACTCGGAACTGCTGCTCAGATGTGTTCTTGATTGTTTGTTCTTTCCAAACATCATCTCTACCTGGAACTTCGGACCAATGAACCTCTGTCGGTACATATTCATTAGATCCGCGCTCTGCATCATGCCACAGTTTATAGAACATGTTCATCCCGTGTGGCGTGGAGATGATAATTACTTTGGTAGATTTACCAGATGAGATAGTAGGATAAACAGAGCTAAAGAACTGGTCAGCGATATGATTCGGAATGAACGCGAATTCGTCCAGAAAAATAACATTAAAAGACATACCCCTGACGGCACTAGCCGAAGTAGAAGCAGCCATGATCTTACTTCCATTTTCCAATTCCAAACTACCTCTGTTCCATTGGAGGATGCCTTGCTGCATCCAGTTGGGGAGGTTTTCATAAGATAATTGTAGTCTTTGCAGCATCTCTCTTGCAGTTGCTGCTTTGTTTGCTAGGATTGCAACATTAACATTATCGTTAAAGAGAACATACCACAACAGATATGAGGTCACAATCGTAGACTTACCTGACTGTCGTGGCAGTTTTGCAATATTGAATCTATTGTCATGAAACTTTTGTACCATCTCCTCTTGGAAATGATACATGTCAAAAGGAATCAAACCTTTATCCAGAGATACGATCTTGATATATTCTCTGATAAAATAAACAGGATCTTCTGAACACTTAAGTATCTCCTGTACCTGATCTGGAGTAAACTCCGTAGATACATTTGCTTTTTTTAGATTGGGATTACCTAAGTATTGCTCTTGATTGCTCATGGTTTACTATCCCTACTTGGGATTAATTGATACGCCATTTTGTCACGAAGTTGGTTAATTCGCTCTTCAGTATAACATTGAAAGTTAGGGTATTTCTCTACCTTCTTATAGTAATGCAAAGCATTGAGGATTATTGTGTAATCCTCCATCGTCAATTCAAACGAGTGTTCCATGCTGCCTCCGAATCTCACGGAGTTCTTCAAAATCTTTTTTCTTGGTGCCACCATCATACGCCCATGCATATCCTTCGGTGATCATCAATTCATTTAAGGAGAGATCATCATCCCCTACATACAACCACCCTAGAAGACGACCATACTTGCCGACACCACCAACAAGCTCAGTACGAATAATAAGCTCATCATCCCCACGAAGGGCACCATCCAACTTCTCTTTGAGCCAAGCCGTCGCATCTAATCCGAGCTCCTTTTCTTCCTTGTCTCGGGTGCGTTTCTCTGGCGTGTCCACACCAGCAACTCTAACTCTCTCTTTTTTATAAAGGTCAAAACCGAGATCGATGGTAACATCGATAGTGTCCCCGTCTACAACCCTATTTATTTTCGTCACTCGGAAGTTGTAACAACTCTTCCGACTCGGTGGTGTCATCGCTCCCATGATCTTGTGCCTCTCTTTCGTCAATTCCTAGTATATAGACGATTACATAAAATACCCCTGCTAGAAGAATGACGAGAGACCATATGATGCTCCAAGTAACACCGTTTGGATCTTCAAGGGGGCGGAGGAGGAGGTTCATTCCAAGAATGCTTCATACCTTTATATCTAGGATTATTTTTCGCCTCCAAAGATACCATCTCTCCTAGTTCGTGAGCGCATTGACACCAATCTTTTCTTGCATCCTGTGCGCCTAATGCTTTTTTAGGAACAACCCATACCAATAATGCCAGAGTTTATTACACTCCTCATTCTTCTCGTTTAGGTGTTCCTCCCGATACATGTTTTTTACTAAAAGGTTCCCAATGCTCCCATCCATATTTATGTACAAGGTGCATTCCAATGATAGGAACGAACACAAGAAAGAACCCCATGACGCCTAAGCACCAAGGGGTCTGCATTACTGATCGGACGAACAGTTGAACATGTGTCATGCTGGATAATCCCAATGAGTAATTTGAGTTGTTTTGTGCATAGGACCCCAAGAACCAGGTTTATACACATATGGAACAGTACGAATCTGACATTGATCACCTTCGCAGAGGAGATCATCAACAATACGCCAAGATTCCATCACTTCATCAGCATGGACGAAGTGTGATTGGTCTTTATTGATTGCATCATAAAGGAGTTTTTCGTACCCATCAATTGCCCTATCTTCTGGATATGCGTGAGTTAATGTTGCAAACTCCAGATCGTCCCGTAAGCCAGGGGACTTAATGTCCATGCAAATATCGAGATGAGGATTAGGCTGTAGACGCATAACGATACGATCGTTGACTTCTCCTTCATACAGTTTTAGCGGTGGTGATTTTAGTTTAATTACCACTTCAACACACCCATACGGCATGTTTTTTCCAGTCATGATGTTAAAAGGTACTCCCTCCCAACGCCAGTTATCGACGAATAGAGTACCAGCAAAATAGGTAGGAGTGCCACTGTTAGGATCAACCCCCTCTTCAGAACGGTAGGTGTCATATTGTCCAAGAATGATAGATGGTGATATTCTAGTGGCAGCTAAGACTTTTGTCTTCTCCCTTCTGACTTCTTTTGCTGACATACGACTGGGTGGTTCCATAGCTATAAGTGCAAGAACCTGTAAAATATGGTTCTGTAACATATCTCTAACTGCACCAGCAGTCTCATAATATTGGGAGCGACCTTCACAACCGATAGTTTCGGTAGCAAAGATTTGAATTTCTTCTATGTACTGCCTATTCCATAGAGGTTCCAGTAGTATGTTGCTAAAACGGGTGGCAAGGATATTATTAACAGTATCTTTACCAAGATAATGGTCAATGCGATATACTTGTTTTTCGCGTAGATGTCTAGCCACCACAGATGATAAATGATCAGCAGATTTATAATCGTGCCCAAAGGGTTTTTCAATAACCACACGCGATCTTTCTGGGTCATTTAAACATCCTGCTTCCGATAGGTTCGCAATTGCATCAGCATATCTCTCTGGTGGAACAGAGAGAAAATAAGTCATGTCGTCAATATAGTCTGGTAAATGTCTAAGTGTTTCCACCATAGACAAGTCAGCACACTGATAATCTAAATGGTGTAGAAAATCATCAGGATATTCACCCAATGATTCTTTCCACATCTCTGCTGTTGGTGATCTTCTAGCACAACCCATAATCAAAAAATTATCTGGCAGAAGTTCTTTCTGCCAGAGTTTATAGAGTGCTGGAATTAGTTTCTTTTTACAGAGATCTCCAGTTGCACCGAAGATCACAATTCCGCTAGTGAGCGGTGCCGTTTCCGTCATAGTTGTCGCTTTCGTAATAGACATTTTCACCCTTTCGTAACCCGAAATATATCGTGGATAATACAAACGGTATTGCCAACCATTTGAGTGCTTCACCTAACATCATGACCACCAAACATCGCACGCATTCCATTCAGAACCTTGGCTGTGAAAGCACCAAGACGGCGCGACTCAAAGCGTGCCCACAACGCACCAGAGATGACAGGAGCGGGTACACCCAGATCCACAGCGGAATGAACAGTCCAACGACCCTCACCGCTATCGGATACTCCTCCAGCGAAACTATCAAGCTCTGGATCCCTGCGAAGTACATCAGCAGTAAGATCAAGTAACCAACTGCCGACCACGCTACCACGACGCCAACACTCAGCCACCTTAGAAACATCAATGTCATAACAATAATCCGCTGGACAATCCATTGGAGCAACTTCAGCATCGCCTTCTTTGACATACTTTGCCCCAGCATTTGCTTCATGCAGGATATTAAATCCTTCTGCATATGCTTGCATGATTCCGTATTCGATTCCATTGTG